TGGCTTAAATGCTAAGGGGCGAGCTTCGTACAACGCAGCCAATCCTGGTAAGCCTGGGCTCAAACGTCCACAGCCAGAAGGTGGTTCAAGACGGGATTCCTTCTGCGCCCGTATGAAGGGCATGAAGAAAAAACTAACCAGCGCTAAAACAGCCAATGACCCAGATTCACGCATCAACAAGTCATTACGTGCTTGGAACTGCAAAGAAGGCGGAGCCGTTCGTGGTGGTGGATGCGAAGTCCGTGGTAAGACTAAAGGGAAAATGGTGTAGCTATGGACTTAGTTAAACAGCAGGGTAATGTAATTAAACAAATAGGAAGTGGTTTAGTTGCTCCTGGGATATCTGATGCTATTAATAGTTTTGTAGACACCGCTACCGGTGATGCTGGTAAATCCCAAGACGAAAAGATTAGAGCTTTGGAAGCTGAAGTTGCTGCGGGTAGAAAAACCAAACAACAGGCTCAAGCGGAAGTTGGTATGAAAAAAGGTGGCAAAGTATCGTCCGCTTCCAAACGTGCTGATGGCTGTGCTATTAAAGGTAAGACTAAAGGGAAGATGGTGTAACTATGGAAAAAGACCATTACAAAAATTATGAAGAGCGTAAGCAAAGGCTTATGGATGAAAAAACACTAGCTCCATACGAAAAGAAAGCTGAAAAATTTGAACGTCAAGAACGTAAGTCTAGTGGTTCTGGAAAAGCCATGCCAGATGAAGAAAATATGCGTTATTTACCACTAAAGTTTAAAAAAGGTGGTTCAGTATCGTCCGCTTCCAAACGTGCTGATGGCTGTGCTATTAAAGGTAAGACTAAAGGGAAGATGGTATGAAAGATCATTTAACTGAGGGCACCAAACACGTTTTAGACGGGCTATCTTTGGTGACAGTATTAGGAGCCCTTATGAATATGTTGCCTGCGATAGCAGCGTTGTTTACTATTATTTGGACAGGCATTCGTATTTACGAAACCAAAACAGTTCAAGGATGGATTAATCGTGCCAAGCGTAAGTAAGAAGCAACATAATTTTATGGCGGCCGTGGCTAAAAACCCTGGTTTTGCTAAGAAAGTAGGGATCCCTGCTAAAGTCGGGCAGGAGTTTTTAACCGCCGATAAAGGCAAAAAATTTGGGAGTGGTGGAACTATGAAAAAGAAAATGCGTAAATTTGACATAGGCGGTGAAGTGGCTGGTATGGGTGCCGATGTTGGTAAAAAGTTAAAAAGACAAGATGTATTAAGTGGTTTAGGGAAAGCGGCAAGCTCTGGATTAAATGCCGGGCAAATGGCGGCTGGTTTGGGAGCTGGTATAGGAAAAGGGCTTTCTAGTATGGGGCGTAAAAAATATGAAGCCCCTAATGAGGATAGTGATTACAAAAAAGGCGGTAAAGTTCATTCTGATATTGCTAAAGACAAGCCCATGATGAAGAAGGTTGCTGCTAAAGCTGTTAAAGGGCATGAAAAGCGTTTGCATGGTATGGCTAAAGGTGGTGGTATTGAAGTCAAAGGCAAGACCAAAGGCAAGATGATTAAGATGGCTAAAGGTGGGAGGGCTTGCTAACATGGCTAAATCATTCCCTGATTTAAATAATGACGGTGAAGTAACTCAGGCCGATGTTCTTAAAGGACGAGGTGTCTACAAAAAAGGTGGCAAAGTGAAAAAGAAACGTTATGAAGATGGCGGTGAAGTAGAGTTTGAATCCAAAATGGGGCAAAACCCCCAGATTGATGACATGACCCGTGCCCGCGCACAAGACTATGTTGAGGAAATGCAAAGACCTGCTCCTGAGATTGAAACCAGAGAAGCTCCAAAAGTTAAAAAAGCTGCTCCAAAACCTCAGCCCAAAGCAGAACCCAAAGCGGAACCTAAAGCAACTCCAAAAGCAGAGGCAAAAAAAGAAGAACCTTCCTTTTTTAAAGGCACTAAAGGATATAAAAATCTTGGAGCGTTATTTAAGTCTATGAGAGAAAAAGCTGGCATTACTAGCTACAAATCTGGTGGTTCGGTATCTTCAGCTTCTTCCCGTGGTGATGGTATTGCTCAACGTGGTAAAACCAAAGGCAGAATGGTATGAGAGCCAGCCGAGGAATGGGCGCTATAGCTCCTTCTAAGATGCCTGGAAAGAAAACCATCAAGCGCAAAGACAATCCAGAAGACGTGGAAATGTTTGCGGGTGGTGGACTTTATGCCAATATCGCTGCCAAGAAACGCAGGATAGCTGCGGGGTCTGGTGAGAAGATGCGTAGTGTTGGAGCTAAAGGAGCACCTAAGAAAAGTGATTTTGCCAATGCAGCTAAGACAGCCAAGTACGCCGAAGGCGGTAAGTCCAAGGTAAACGAGGCAGGTAACTACACTAAACCGGGTTTGCGTAAACGGATTTTTAATAGCATTAAAGCTGCTGCTGTGCAAGGTACTGGTGCTGGTCAATGGTCAGCCCGTAAAGCTCAGTTGATGGCTAAACGATATAAGGCGGCTGGCGGTGGGTATAAATGAGTGGATTGGCAAAATCGCAACGTTCTTTAAAAGCTTGGGGAGACCAGAAGTGGACAACCAAGTCGGGGAAAAAGTCGTCCGAAACCGGCGAAAGGTACCTACCCAAGAAAGCAATCGAAGCCTTAAGCCCGCAGGAGTACGCAGCAACAACACGAGCAAAACGGGCCGGAAAAGCACAGGGAAAGCAGTTCGTGCCCCAGCCACCAAAGGTAAAAGCAAAAGTAAAACCGTATAGGAAGATATGACTACTACAGGGACTACCGCCTTTAACCTAGACATGAACGACCTCATTGAAGAGGCGTTTGAACGTTGTGGTCTTGAAGTTCGTTCTGGATATGACTTCCGTACCGCACGGCGGTCTTTGAACCTGCTTACTATTGAGTGGGCAAACCGGGGTATTAACCTTTGGACGGTTGAGCAAGGACAGATTCTAATGAACACAGGACAGGCTATTTACCCTATTCCTGTAGATACGATTGACCTTTTGGATACTGTGGTGCGTACTAATAACGGTCAAGGTAATAATCAGATTGACATTAATATTAGTCGTATTAGCGAATCTACATACATCACTATTCCTAATAAAAACGCTACAGGGCGTCCTATTCAAGTCTGGGTTAACCGACAGTCAGGCAATGTTGCAAACGCCCCACAAGCTGCTTTAAATGGGGCTATAACCGCAACTGACACAACCATTACTTTAGTTAACGCAACATATTTACCTACTCAGGGCTTTATTAATATTGATAATGAGACTATTGGCTATCAAAACATTGTAGGGAATCAGATCCTAAACGCTTGGCGTGGTCAGAACGGCACCACAGCTGTATCCCATTTAACGGCTGCAGAGGTATATACTAACAATTTGCCTTGTATTAATGTCTGGCCTACCCCTAACCCGCCGGGAACTCAGTACACGTTTGTGTATTACAGAATGAGACGGATTCAAGACGCAGGCGGGGGTATCAGGACTCAGGATATTCCGTTTCGCTTTATTCCCTGCATGGTGGCGGGTTTAGCTTATCAGTTAAGCACCAAGATGCCTGGGGTTGATCCTAATAGAATTATGATGCTTAAATCTGACTATGAACAACAGTGGACACTAGCAGAGCAAGAAGACCGGGAAAAAGCCCCTGTTCGGTTTGTGCCACGTAACTCGTTTTACTATAGATAAACGATATGCCAAATAGATTTGCTTCAGGTAAGTATGCAATTGCTGAGTGCGATAGATGTGCGCAACGGTATAAACTTACAGAATTAAGGACACAGATATTAAAGACAAAACCGTATCAAGTTAAGGTTTGCCCGGCGTGTTGGGATCCAGATCAGCCACAATTGTCATTAGGCTTGTACCCAGTAAACGACCCACAGGCAGTGCGGGAGCCAAGACCAGACGTAAGTTATTTAGTATCAGGGCAAAGCGGCTTGCAGATTAACCAGACGGGCATTGGCCCAAATGGATTTGGTAGTCCAGAAATGGGTAGTAGAGTGTTTCAGTGGGGGTGGAATCCTGTAGGTGGTAGTAGGGGTCCAGATGCAGGTTTAACCCCAAATGACTTGGTACAACAAGTAATTGTTGGTACAGTAACGGTAACGACAACATAGGAGTTAAAAATGTACAAATCAGGCGCAGATGGCATTACCAAACAGGGCAAAACCAAAGGTAAAAACCTAGGTGATTCAGGTCCAACAGTGGCTATTGAAAAAGGTCCAAAACACAGCGGCTCTAAAGGCGGCAAAACCAATGCAGATATGAAAAAAATGGGTCGTGGTCTTGCAAAGATTGCTGCTCAAAAGAAAGGTTAATCATGGCTAAATTTTCTATGAAAAAAGGCGGCAAGGAAGTAGGACCTGCTGAGGTTTATGCTGCACCGCACACAATGGATGGTAAGAAAATAACTACAGTAAAATCTGCTGTTACTAAGCCAGGCAATGGCGTAGATCAGGTAAATATGTCTGTAGGCGGATATACCAAGAACAACGATCAACCAATTAACAAGCATGGTGAGATGAAGATTCGTGGTACTGGCGCAGCAACTAAGGGTGTAATGGCTAGAGGACCGATGGCATAATGAACTTCCAGCAGCTATCTGAAGCTATACAAGCGTATACGGAGTCAAATGAACAGCTATTTGTTCAGAACATTCCTAACTTTGTACAGCTGTGCGAAGAGCGTATTTATAACGCTGTTGCGATACCTGCTATCCGTAAGAACGTCATTGGTACTTTTACCAGCGGAGATAAGTACTTAGCCCTTCCCGAGGACTATTTGGCATCTTTTTCTTTAGCGGTCATATTGGCAGACGGAAGTCAGCAATTTTTAATTGATAAAGACGTTAACTTTATCCGTGAAGCATACCCAAGTCCTACCGATACTGGCACCCCTAGGTATTACGCTCAGTTTTTACCCTATACCTATATTATTGGTCCAACTCCAGATGATAGTTACCAAACTGAACTGCATTATTACTACTACCCCGTTACGATTGTACAGGGTGGCTTATCTGGTTTTGGCACGATTGTAGGCGGTTCTGGCTATACCAACGGTACATATGAGAATGTGGCGTTAACAGGCGGTGATGGCTCAAATGGCACAGCTACAATAACCGTATCAGGTGGCGCAGTAACTGCAGTCACTTTAGTAAACCCAGGGTTTTTATATCTTGTAGGCAAC